CCTATCGAGATTTCTGGCTTCAAGGGTGGTGACCGCACCAACATCGAATTGCCTAAGGTTCAGCGCAATTTCCTGAAGGCTTTGAAGGAGGCGGGCAAAAAGGTTGTCTTTGTCAACTGCTCGGGTTCGGCTATCGCCTTGACTCCAGAGACAGAGAGTTGCGATGCCATTCTCCAGGCCTGGTATCCTGGTCAGGAAGGTGGAGAGGCTGTGGCTCGTGTACTCTTCGGAGAGTACAATCCTGCCGGCAAGTTGCCAATCACTTTCTATCGCAATTCCAATCAGTTGCCTGATTTCAAGGATTACAGCATGAAGGGCAGAACCTATCGCTATATGAACGATGCGCTCTTCCCATTCGGTTATGGTTTAAGCTACACTTCTTTCCGTATTGGCGATGCTACGCTTTCCAACTCTATCCTGAAGAAGGGTGAGAAGATTACGCTGAAGGTACCGGTAAGCAATGTAGGAAAGATGGATGGAATCGAGGTGGTGCAGGTGTATGTGAAGGATCCTACCGATACCGAAGGACCATTGAAGAGCTTGAAGGCTTTCGAGAGAGTGGAGGTGAAGGCCGGTGCAACAGCTCAAGCCGTCATCACCCTGGACAGCAAGAACTTCGAACTCTTCGATGCTGCCACCAATACCGTCCGTGCCAAGGCTGGAAAGTATGAGGTTTATTACGGCAGCAGTTCGGCTGATAAGGACTTGAAGAAACTGGATGTTTTATTATCCCTAAATCTGCAGCGTAATTATCTGATAATCAACTAGGATATTTCCGATTTTTACATATATAACACCGAAAATGCACCGAGTTGCGTATCAAACAAGTTACAGATACTCAAACAGTTGTGTGATTACAACAAAACAAATGTTTGGCAAAATAACTCATTTTTTGCAAAACGGTGCAATAAAAATCTTAGTTTTCCAACATTTTTTTTGTAAGCCTATCGATCGTTTTCTGTTGACTCTCGATAGTCTTGTTCTGTCTCTCAACGATTGTCAACAGGTTTCCCTGGTTGCCTTTCGTGAGTTTCTCTCCCATGATTAGGTAATTAGCGTCTACCCAATCGACGGCGTTAATGATCTTCACGATAATGTCGTAACTAGGGGCATTTCTGCCAGATACGATATTTTTGATCGTGGTCCATGGTACACCAATCTTCTTTGCGAATGTAGCAATGGTGTGACCCTCTTTTTCAATGATGCTGTTTACGCGTTCATTGATAGTTTCTGTTACTTCTTTTTCTTTTTCTGTACTCATAATATGTAAATTTCAAACAAAATGCTGAAAAATATAAAAATAATCAGCGAAATGTTTGGTAATATCACTGAAATGTTATAAATTTGCAGCGTGTTAATAATTCTCACGGTGCAAATATACAAAAAATATCGCACATAATGATGATTTCAAACAAAAATTTTAAATAATATGGGTTTTAGTGAGTACATGAAGAGTCTTCCATACCCTCGTTGTAAGGTCGTGGAAGCACTTGCGGAGAAATGCAAGGTATCTAATAATTCCGTCTACAGATGGATTCAAGGCAAGTCAAAACCGAACGCTCTATGCAGAGGAATAGTCGCTGATTATCTAGGTATGCAAGAGAGCGAACTTTTTCCGGAGGAGTAAGTATGGAGTCAGTCGAGTTTTACAATACACCAGAAGGTGATGTTATGTATAAGCAACTTAGCAAACCTGTCCAGGAACTTACAGCCGACAGCCGCGAAGTTATCGAGGAGATGCTAGACCTAATCAAAACTAGATACCCTCAAGCCTTCAGAGCTCTGTGTGACCAGTATACGGCGAGCGAACTAAATCGCAAGGTGTATGAATTCAACATTGTATCTAGGTTCTGCAGATGTAATTTCGGCGAATATGATGCACATACTCCTGATATCGATGCAGACGGTTTCTTTCATTTTGAGGAGGTCAAGTGTCCGTTACGTGGCGAATGCAGAATGGAGGGTGTCATCTGTAAGCCTAAACTAGACTCTAAGCTTACTGATCGTGAGTTAGATATAGTGGACTTATATCTAAAGGCTTGCGCGCACAGGAGATCGCAGACCGGCTTTATATATCTGTCAAAACCGTGCAACGACATAGGGAGAATATTAAGGCTAAGCTCCAGCTAAGATCACTAGCACAGGTGGCAGCATATTACCTGGAGCATATAAAAACAAAATAGCTTATGTCTGAGAAATGCGTTATTTGCAAAGAAGGCAGGGCTTGCATTAATGGCCAGTTCTGTCTTAGGTTAAAGAGATATGTCGAATATATAAATAAGCCAATATGTGACTATGAGTAATAAAAAATGGACTAAAAATGAGATAGCATACCTGGTAGAGAATTATGGGAGAATGAACCTTGAGAATATGGCCATCCATCTCAACCGTTCCGTCATGGCCGTGCGGTTGTACGCTCTTCGACATAGACTAGACGACAAACACCAGGTTGTTAAAGAAAATCGCCTGAAGAAGTTGCTTGAGTATCGCTTCCGTCATCTTGAGGACTTTCATCCAAGTAAGTTCTTTTTTAAGGAGACTGGTATTAACCAGGTAAGATACTGGGATATTTTCTTCGGCCGTAAGGCTATAAAACCAGAAGAGTATAAAGCTGTGGCAGCATACTTCAATATTACGATATCTGAAGCATTCGATTCTCTACAGCTCAATCTGTTCGACTAAACAAAATAAGAAATATGAAAATCAACTCAGACTTCATTAGCGATGTCAAGAGTAAACTTGATATTGTTGATGTGATAGGCGCCTATATTAATCTTCAGAAGGCGGGCATTAACTATAAGGGTATCTGTCCGTTCCATAATGATAGTCATCCTTCGATGATGGTTAATAAGGCTAGACAGACGTACCATTGTTTCGTGTGTGGTGAGCATGGAGACGTTCTGGACTTTCTGCAGAAATACAACCAGATAACTTTTAACGAGGCATTGCGAATAGCTTGCAAGCTCGCTGATGTTGAGTTTCCGGAGCAGGAATCTACTCCGGAAGAAAACGCTGCGTATAAATTGCTTGAATCTCGCCGTATAGCCATTGCTGCTGCCGCAAAGTTCTACCAGGGCAATATCTCGCAAGCGGAGAGCTTCCTTAAAAAACGCGGTTACGATTATACAGATAAGGTGCTTGCAGAATATGGAGTGGGCTATGCTCCGAATGGTAATGTAGCGATGAAGTATCTCGTGGAGAATGGGTACAGTCTGCAGATATTGGAAGATGTTGGAGTCGTAGGCAAGTCTCAAGACGGGAGAAACTATGACTTCTTTAGAGACCGCGTGATGTTCCCGTTTTACGACGTGTCTGGAAGAGTCGTTGCGTTTTCCGGAAGAATTGTCACTCCGAATGATAAAATTGGCAAGTACGTCAATACCGGAGAGACGCCCATTTTCAGAAAAGGTCGACATATTTTTGGATTGTTTCAAGCGAAAAGGGCGATAGCGAAAGAGGGTTTCGCTTATCTCGTAGAGGGGCAGTTCGATGTTGTCACTCTACATAAATATGGGGTCGAAAACGTTATCGGTGGATCTGGAACAGCATTTACCGATGACCAGGTAAAACTCATCATGCGCTTTACCCAGTCTGTTGTGATGATCTACGATGCGGACAGCGCAGGGATTAAGGCTGCTGTCAAGAATAGTGAACTGTTATTGACGGCAGGAGCGAGCGTCAGGTGCGTTCGCTTGCCGAAGGGATATGATCCAGACAGCTACGGCCGGCTCTGCAAGGATGGCGTAAAACAGAAATTAATCGATGCAACCGAAACATTTCCGAAGGCGATGAAAAGAATGCTGGTTCCTCGCGGATGCAAGGACGAGGCTACAATCGCTTCAGCCATGAATACTATCGCTAATCTAGTAGCATGCGTGCAGGATGCCGGACTGCGTCTTGAATATATGAAGAGCATGACTAAGGATTTCGATACGAAGATGACTATTCTGGAAGATAAAGTTCGGGATATCCGACGTAATGCCGAGGGTCTCAAGAAAGAGGATATGCAACAGGGTATTTTTGGACTTGATGAGCTGAAGGATAATCTGAGAAATAACGAGCCTGCTATCGTGACATCTTCTATCGATACGTTCATGGAGTCTTACGGAGATAATCCGATTGTGTACGTAGCAGGCGTTCCGTCGGCTACCGATATCCAGAACCTCCGCCGGATCTGCTGCTATCTGGCCACAACTGAAGAAGGCTGCAGCATAGATACGACAACGGGCGATGATAGCAGCTATCTCTCCGCCCTGGTCGAGATGTTCAAGGCAGGAATCTCGCAGATAAGAGTCATGCACGAGGATAAAGTAGAATCCTTCATAGACTTCTATATACGTATACATGGAGATTTACTGTCTGGTTTCCTGGGCGACAAGGTCCCGATCATTACCAGATGTATCGAACTGACCAGCTATGCTGAGGAAACCGTGATAACTGTCAACAAGAATCATTACTGCAGTAAATTAGGGCTATCCAAGGGCCAGTTCGATGAGATCCGTAAGCCGTTCGTCAACAAACGGAAGAACGTCATGAAAGCGAATGCCCTGAAAGACGATCTGTATGATGACGACTTCGACGGAGATGAGGTTCCTAGCTATGCGAGGGAAGGCGAGTATGCCCAGATGTTTCGCGAGTGCAAGTATTATCCTCGACTGAACAAGCAAGGTATACCGGTATGCTACATGTTCCAGAACAAGAACGGGCGAGGCTTCTCGCAGGTGGCCGACTTCTACATGGTTCCTCTCCTCCATATCTTCAATGAAGACTTTGAGCAGAATAAGCGAGTGCTGAAGGTTAATCGTAGATATTTCGACAAGCCATTATATATCGAGGTTCTTTCTAGTTCTCTGAAGAAGATGAGTACCATCGAGGATGTTCTTATCAACTACGAAGGCGTGAACTTTACGGATGGTGAAGAGTGGCAATGGAGGCGCATCAAGGAGTATATGAGCCGCCATTTCGTTCAATGCAGAGAAATCCAGACGTACGGCAACCAGCAGTCTGAAGGAATGAGCAGAAAGACCGATGAGCAGTTTTTCGCCTTCGCCAACGGCATAGCCCATGAAGATGAGAACGGAAAATATGTGTTCGAGAAGGTTAACGAACTAGGCGTAGTGACTCATAATCACATGAATTACTACCTCCCTGCCTTCTCTACCATATACGCCGGATCCGGAAGACAATCTGACAAGTACGAATTGATATCCCAGCTCGTGTACGAAGACATACCCGTTAACAAGCAAGTCACGTTCGAGCAATGGGCTTCGCTGATGGACAAGGTATATAAGATCAATGACAACGGGAAATGGGCAATCGTTTTCGCGCTGATGTGCGCCTTCAGAAGTAATATCCACTGCCTAGACAGACTCTTTACGGCTCCGTTCTTCATGGGCCCGATGTCTTCAGGTAAGACTCAGATTGCAATATCAATCCGTTCTCTGTTTATAAGCCCGACTATTCCGATATTCAACCTCAATACAGGTACTGATGCGGCTATGAGCACCATCATGGGCACATTCCGTGATGTTCCTGTCGTACTCGATGAGTATAACAATAAGGATATTTCAGATACAAAGTTTCAGGCCCTGAAGGGTATCGTGTACGATGGAGACGGAAAACAGAAACGCCGTGGAACCTCGGGAAGGGATATCGAGAACGATAAGGTATTTGCGCCTGTGGTTATCTGTGGCCAGGAGACCCCTCAGCGAGATGACAATGCCCTGATGAGTCGTGTCATCATCTGCGAGGTTCCTAAGCCTAAGAATAGAACCCCAGAGGAGACCAAGCTATTTGAGGAACTCAAGAATATAGAGAAGAATATAGGGTTATCAAACGTATTGCTGGAAGTATTGTCACTCAGGCCTGCAGTCATGGATCATTTCCGTGCTCTCAAGCAGGAGGCATACAGCGAGCTCAAGAGTGATGTGATCAATTCCGGAGAGATGGACCGACTCATGAAGACTGCTTCTCTCTTCCTCGGCATGGTGAAGCTCGTAGAGCAATATTCCAAGCTTAAACTGCCGTTTACCTACGGCGAGTTTTTTGCACTAGTGCAGGAGAAGATTAAGTTCCAGTTATCTCTGATCCGAAGCACGGACAAACTTGCTATGTTCTTCAACGCTGTGAACAACATGATAGATACCAAACAGGTACTCATTGGCCGAGAGATGCTCATCGAACAGCCTAAGAGCGTTACCGGTAAGGATTCGCATGGCGACAAGAAGACGTTTGGTTTCGATCCTGGCACTCATATCCTCTTTCTGCGCCTGAGCAGCGTATATTCCATCTACGACAGAAGCGGATATAATAGCGAGAACACAACGTTATCTACGCTCGAACAAAACTTGCGCTCTCATCCATCATATATTGGAACCGTTCCTTCAAGGAGGTTTACCTGGGAGGAGACAGTCGAGGTCGCAAAACAGGACGACCAGGAAACGATGGTGAGAGTGCGCATGGAGCGTTCTACATCTACGAGTGCTATTATCATCGATTACGACAAGTTTATGGAGATGTACAATATCGACTTCAGACGAGATGGCACATCATCTGATAAGGCAGCACAGAGTGCAGCAGAACCCCAAAAAGGAGCTGATACAGATGCTAAGCAATCCAGACCAGGTTCCCTTCCGTTTGACGAGACAGATGCAGGCAAGAATGGTGATTTACCGTTCTGATAAGAGTCGAGATGATGCCTTATATTAGGTATACAATACCCCAATTTAACGATACAAAGATACGAAAAATATTCGAGAAAACCAAAGATTTTCCGCATAAAATTGAGTTGAATTTTGCATATTTTTACCCACGTAAACCCGGGAGGGTGAGCGTGGGTATTTCTTTACATATTCGTGTGTCTCAGATGCGAAAAATCCCCCGTACCCCCTAAAATTACAAAAATAACCGGGAAAACGAAGTTTTGAAAAATCATTTTCAGAAAAATGCCTTCCTACAATCCTACAATCCTACAAATGCATTTCTTTTCAAACTATTAATATTATCTATTTATCTTATTATCAGTATGTTATGTGTGTTTTTGTGTTTTTGCTGTTTTGTAGGAAATGCTGTAGGATTGTAGGACGTTGTAGGAAATAGGAAATTTTTACATTTTGGCGCTTTTGGAGATTTCATCCTACAGAATACCCCATTTTGTAGGATTGTAGGACGTGTAGGAGACTAAAAAATGAGTGTGTAGGACGAAAATATGTTTGATAAAATTTGCGTAACTCGCTGAAATTTAGTATCTTTGCATTCGTAAGCCTATAATTTGTAGGATTGTAGGACGGTAGGAAGCAAAAATAAGCATAAACGATATGGAAAGAAAAAAACGTCTCATGAAACGAACAGCATCTGTCAGAATAGAGCCCTATCTGGCAGAGTATATTCAGAAAAAGCTAGAAATTGAGCCAGAAACAGGCGGAGTAAAAATACCATACACCACAGATCTGTATTATGTGGTGTGGAATTGTATGGCCAAGCCGGATCCTCACCATGACGTCATGCAGGATTGTAATCTCAAGATATATCTGCCTTCCCGGCGCTCAAAGATGGATGGGCATCCTGGTAAGGATCCGGCTTACTTCAATTATCTTTCCAGTAATGCGGCGAAAAAAATAGAAGAGCATATTCGACTTCTCTTCAATTTTGAGTTTCACCGGCTCATGATTGAGAATGAAGAGCTGGGCAGGCCGTTACGGAACCAGGATGTGGTAGACAATTTCATCAGGAGATACTCTCTGAGGTCTATATCGCCCGATGCTCTCCTAAAGAACTTTTATCGCTATCGCCAGCGGCTTTTTCCGAAAACACCCAGAAAATACCAAAAAAAACGGGGTATTTAATTATTTTTAATACATACTGAGTGCAAATTTCTGTCACTCAAAAATTAGCAATAATCACTCTAAAAGTTAACATTATGAAAGAGTTTTCCTGTCTTTTAATGATTTCCATTCTCGGAGGCACAGAAAGAAACATCGTCCTCAGCGCCGATCCGTTCACGTTCGAGCCTTCGATGGCTGAAGAAAATGGAGGTGTGTACTGGGATTGTAGTAAGACATTTATTGTCGATGTCGATATAGCAGCGGACGAGAGCATTTTTAACGAACTAAAGGTTCCTCGTAGCGCTATCGTCACGCTCGCAAGTGTTGGGCATTCTGACACACGTACGTATGATATAGGTACAGAAACAATACCGGCAAAGGTTCAGCTCGTCAGACATCTGAACAAGGCAAAGCTTATCGTCAAGTGTAAAATGCTCGCGAATCCATTGCTTTAAGGTCTTTTCTATACCTATTATATATATGTACCTTTGTGGAAAACTTAATCAAGATGGACGAAATACAGACCCTTCTGCTTTCCACTCTACCTCTATGGATTACTGAGGATGCCTACCGTCAGCTGATGGTAGCTGCATTCCCATTGAATGGCACGGTGGTAAGCTTCGAACAGAAAAAAGCCGAACAGGCGATGAGTATTCCTGAGATTCGGGAATATCTCAAGACTCATACATATTATCAGTACGAAACCCACGAAGCGCTGCAGGCGATATCCAGTAAGGCATCACAGAGAGAAGAGACGAAGGATGTTCGACTCACGGATGAATATGATTCGCCATCTCTGGATGATGGTACAATCGCATACCATCGTGTGTTCGGAGTCGTGACTGCAAACAGCTATTGGTACTTCTCATCCAAACAACTGGAGCAGGATATCATTGCTGCGGAGAATAATACGCAGATATCCGCACATCTCCTTCATATCAATTCTCCAGGAGGAGAAGCATGGTACATGGACCGTTTGAGCGAGACTCTCCGTAATGCGAAGAAACCGATTCTTGCCATCTACGAAGAGTACTGCGCATCCGCAGCCTATTATATTGGCTGTCACGGGCAGAAACTCTACGCTACTACCAATCATGACTTCGTTGGCTGCATCGGAACCATGTGCTCATTCTGGAACTTCGAACCTTACTTCGAGAAGTTAGGACTGAAGAAAATTGTCGCGAAGGCTACCAATTCTAGCCGGAAGAATAAGATTTTTGAGGACCTGAAGGACGGTAAGTCTGAAGACTATGTTAAGAATGTTCTTGATCCGATGAATGAACAGTTCCTGGCAGAAGTGAGATCTCAGCGTTCCAAACTGTCAGAACTGGATGATGATGCTCCGGTACTTCAGGGCGAGAGCCTGTATACCGCTCCAGCCGAAGAAGTCGGTCTCATCGATGGTAAGCGCACCTTACTGGAGGCGATTGCGGAGGTGGCACAGCTGGGCGATGCCTATATGGGTGCGCAAAGCCTTTACGGATTTAGCTAATTATTTTTGTTTGATTGTTTTAATATTTAAATGATTAATTATGAATTTCAAAGCAAAGCTTAACAAAGTTCTCGAGAAACTTGGTTTCGTCAAGAAATTCGAGAACAAGAGTCTTACTGCGGAAGAGTACAAGACTCTTTGCGAGGAATACCAGAAAGAGTACCAGAGTACACTCATGGATGACCTCGCTGCAGAGAATAGTGCAGCCGAGCAGGCGGAACATCAGAAGCAGATCAATGAGCTCTATGCCATCGTATCTAAAGCCAACAAGTCAAAGGATGATGATCCCGACGGCGATGGAGGTGGCGAAGACGATGATGATGACGACAGAAAGAAAAACGAGAGCAGCCAGCAGAACGTCAGCTTCGAGAGACTCTCAGCAGCAGTCAATACACTTGCTGAGAACATGGTAAAGATGGCTAATAGTACAGCAGATGACAAGCCTGCTGCTCATGTTACTGCTCCTTCTATTCCTATCAACGGTTTCGAAACTAACGCTAACTACCTTTTCGGCATCGAGCATTCTATGTTCGATATGAAAAAGCGCTGGAACCGCATTGTCGCTAATCCTGAGATAGCTTTAGCATCTACGCCAGACGAGGAGACAGACGGCAAGGCGTTCCGCTCTGAGGCGATGGCGTTCGCGAGATCGCTCCAGGACCGTTACAAGTATCACCAGGTACGCAACGAGCTCGGTAACGTCAAAGCTCTCGCTTCCGGCCAGTTTGCTACCAATTACTCAGGCGTGGATAATGCCGGATTGGGCGACCAGTTCGTCATCCTTCGCCAGGATGCGCTTATTGCTCGCATTCTCGAACTTCGTAATCTCACAGAGTTCTTCCCTGTTCGTTATGGTGTCCAGGATCGCGATATCCTCTTCAACGCATTCTTCGATGAGGTATCTCAGGGCTATCAGGAAGGTGAAATCTACAAGGGTGGCATGCAGCTTGAGAACGAGATGGGATATGTTGATGATGCGATGATTAAGGTTAAGTTCGGCCCGATGAAGGAACTTGAGCGCAAGTATATCGCTTACCTCAACAAGGAAGGCTCTGATCCTATCAAGTGGTCTATGGTTGAATTCTGCCTTCTCAACCTTCTGAAGAAGGCTCAGGACGAGCAGAACCAGCGTCGTATGCGTGGTATTTATGTAAAGCCTGAGACTGGCCAGGCATCGAGCTACCTCAATGCAGGTACAGGTATCTGGTACACCTTGCTCCGGTACATCCACGACTATAGCATTAAGCCATTTGCTAGCAAGAGCTACAATACCTATACTTCAGCTAATATGCTGGATGCGGTTAAGGAGTTCATTACCGACGTTAAGACTCACCTCTCTGAGGGCATGACCATCGATAACCATGTTCTCTACCTTAATGAAAATCACATCGATTGGTGGCTTGCTAACTGCCGTGAGACTTATGGCAAGGATCAGGACTTTACCGGTCCTAACGGCTACAAGAACCGTGTCCCAGACTCTACTATCCTGATTAAGTGGCTTCCATACGAGGGCAAGTCTTGCTGGATGTTCATGGACGTCCCTGGCAATATTCAGTTCGTAGAGAACCTCCCTGGTGAGATGTTCGCCGTAAAGATGGAGGAGCAGATGGAGATGGTTCGTGCCTGGAGCACATGGAAAGAAGGTTGTGGCGCAGCCTTTACCGGTCGCAAGTTCGACAATAAGGCTGCCATGGATGCCAACGATTACGAATTCCAGCAGATCTTTACCAACCTCCCTGCAACTGTCATCGGCGCAGAAATTAACGGTGCAAACGGCTTCTGGCAGATTACAGATGCTACTACTACAGCAACCGCTATCGAGGATATCACGAACGCGAAGGCTGGCGTAGCTTACTGCATCGAGATTGGTGAGGATGATACTAAACATCAGCTTACCATCGCCAAGAGCGGCAAGTTTGCAAACATTACCGCAGAATGGACTCCTAGCCAGGCTGGCGACTACATCATGGTTATTCTCGGTAAGGACGAGAAGTTCCGTGAGCTCGAACGTCGCGTAGGTGGCAAGCGAACCATTAACAAGGCTGTTCAGCCTAATGTTCCTGGTGGCCGTTAGTCCTTATTATATATATATTGTTAACTCGTAGGTGGGGTACGGCGTACCTCGCCTACATTTTCAGAAAAAATTATGAAGAAAAACAATATTCCAGTACGTTCTCGTACTTATAACCCTAACAAGGGTTATCATTATGCCCAGCATAAGGGCCGTCTTCTCTTCATGACGCTCATTATGCTGCTCGGCATCGTTTCGCTTCTGCAGATGTTAGCTGATCCTACATCTACCTTCGGTATAGGTGGCACAGGAGTCTCTATGGCTTCGTTCGTTGCGCTGACATCTATTGATGATGTGACAGACCGGGATACACATGGTTCTGCAATCGCTTACCAGGTAGTATTGGTTCCTACAACTTTAATTGACCTGTCGAAGGCCTTCCCTCAGCCGGATAAAGACCGCATGGTCAAGGCAATGCCGTTTAAGACGGCTGCCGCCGACACCCTGAAGGCATATCTCTTCGATGCGCACGATATTCCTACATTTACGGCTACGACAGAGAAGGGAGATATCACGACATCTGGCGAGAATAACCTGGTAATCATCATGGGTGGTACTCGCGCGGATCTCTATAACTTCATTGAGCAGTATGCTGGTGGTAAGTTTATTATTCTTTATAAGCATGTAAAGGATACACAATGGTATATCGTCGGCGAACCTGAGCGCCCCATGATTCTCAACAATACAGAGACTAAGGATGATAAGGATGGCCGATACACCACCTTTACTTTCAAGCGTACATCTGTAGACCTTCCTTGCCTGTATGCTGAGGATCCTCTTGGTGTGACAGCTGCCGAGGCTGCCGCTCATTCAGACCAGGCTCCTGTCACAAAACAGAATGCGGCTTCAGGCTCTTCAACTGGCAAGACAGCAATTTCTTAGCGTTTCTCATTTTATTTAGTTTATTAGTTAATTTTAAGGTGTGTCGCCACAAAAAGAGGTGGCGCACCTTTTATAATATATATAAGGTATGATTAGTAGAAGAGAAAAATTACAATTATTCAATAAGCTTCGAGGTGCTGGTCACGCAGAATCCGACCTTGCTCTCCTGGAGGATGTAAACCCTCGCCATCCTAAACTTACTCGTTTCGCCCGCGATCCGCAACGGTATGCAGACGAAATACTCTACGCTCTTTTGGATGAGTGCGATGAAGGGGATATCGTAGATCATCGAATTTATTTCGAGAAATTAAATGAAACTATTGACGATACCCCAGCCGATGATGGGCAGGGACCAGCAGATGGTTCAAGTAATACTCCAACTGGAGAAGAGCAGGGACCGGAAGGCGGTTCAAGTAATACTCCAACTGGAGATGAGCAGGGACCGGAAGGCGGTTCAAGTAATACTCCAACTGGAGAAGAGCAGGGACCGGAAGGCGGTTCTAGTAATACTTCAACTGGAGAAGGGCAGGGACCTGCAGATGGTTCGAGTGATGCTTCAACTGGAGAAGGGCAGGGACCTGCAGATGGTTCGAGTGATGCTTCAACTGAAGAAGAACAGGAGCCTGCAGATGGCTCAAGTAATACTTCAGCTGAAGAAGAGCAGATACCTGATGATGGTTCAAGTAATACTTCAACCGAAGAAGAGACTTCTGAAGGTGAAAGTCAGCAGGAATCAGAACAGCCTGATTCTGCCGACCCTGGCGAGGACTCAAAAAAAAAGTAGTCCAGAAAGAAGAGGAATATCCTAACATCGACTGGGATAACCTCTATAATGAGGACGTGCAGATGGCGACCGTCATTTATAACGACCGCATCAACACATGGCGCAAGATGAAGAAACTCGACGAACTCCTGGACAAGAAACCAAAGGCGAACGATGTGGCTGCCATGGCAGAACTCCGCATCCGCAACCTTCAGGCATTCGATGAACTGAAGGCTTACAACGATACCGGAAAGTTTCTATACAAGCATCCATTACTGAAGGGCAAGTCTGAATTCGATGAACTCGTGAAGCTCTTTAAGAAGGATCCCGCCGAGTTTCTTCATAAGCATAAAAACGTCCTCGACAATATCAAGCGCTATAAGAGTTATATTAAAAGAGATGACCGCAAGGATAAACGTGCCAGCGACCGTGAGAACCTCCAGCGTCATCAGGAACGTGAACGTATGTTCAAGATGGTGATGGAGCAGTATAGTGACAAATCAGACAAATCAGATAGATAAGATGGATAAGACGGAATTACAGAAGATTGCAGAAACCTGCGTCTCGATGGTGAAGAACGGAGGTGTACTAGAGCAGGCTCAACTCAAGGCAGATGAGAAGATAGCCGAGTTGGCAGCAAACGGCGACCTCGATGCCATCAAACTACTGAATGAGCGGATGCAGGATCGCGAAGAATTGAAACTTAGAAAGAAGTTGTTTGGCGTATGAAAAGCGAGATAGAAAAACTGGAGAGTGTTCATCCGGACCTTATTACCACCTTCCTGACTACAGGTGAAGGTAAAGGCATTCCAGAGGATGTGCAGACCTTTCTGAAGCAGCTGCAATGGGCAGCCGAAATCTACGAGTATGAACGTAATATTACCCGTGGCGCCCGTCAGCTCAAGCAGCGCATTGCTTCGCTGCAAAAGATAACCCTCGATGTGCGCACCTGCATGACTCGTATCAATCAGGCAATATCTTACTTTAATGTAGATTGCAATGTGGCCATAAAAGTCTGGGAAAATGATTTTGCCAACAAGTACGAGGACCTTGCCAAGCTCTGTTCTGCCAAGCGTGACTATAAAATGCAGAAAGCCTGTATGGATCAAGCCCTGGAATGCCGCAGACGTGCGTCCGAACAGGCAGAGGCAGATAGAGATCTCGGAGTTGTGTTCCTCATTACTCCAGAGGTTACCCCAGAAGAACTAGGTTTTCAGAAAAAGAACCTCAAGGAAATTGCCGGCAAGTACAACCGCGGTTTTTACATCTCTCTCATCGATGGTTTGCCTATCGAGAGTTCGGAAAAGAAACGATTGCTTCGTGATGCTGATATTCAGGAAGCGGAAATAGTGGAGGATTTGAGCGATGAGCAAACTGATTTTGAATGATAATACCATCGGTGAATTCGAGCATTACTACATGAACAACATGCAGCTGCTTGCCAACATCATCGACCCCAACATGCTTTTTGCCGAGGTTGCCCGTGCCGGAGGTAAGACCGAAGGTGTGACGGGTCCTCGCCTGATACGAGTTGCCAACGATATGCCGGGAGAGTTATCTTTCCTGGTGCACAAGACGTATGTGGCGCTGATGACCAACGTCTGGCCAAACATACAGGCATACTTCTCGCGCCAGGTAGTAGTGAACGGACAGCAGAGATCCATGCTGGAATATGGTATTGATTATGTAGTAGGAGAGAGCACGCTGCCTTCCCACTTCCGGAAACCCCGATATCCGATAGCCTACGCTAAGCATAGCGTGATCTTCCGTAATGGCGCCCACCTTCAGCTCGTATCAAGCGACCAGCCGGAATCCGTTGCCGGTAGAAATGCCGTACACGCTTTCGTTGAAGAAATGAAGCATAATAGTGGAGAAAAACTCAAAACCCGTTTGTTTCCGTCTTTACGTGGAGGTCCAGCCAATGTGCGCTGTTCTGCTTATTATGAGGGTGTTACGGGTGTGAGTGATACGGCTCGCGTCGACCTCGGCGAAGATGACTGGTTTGAGGACTATGAAAAGAAGGTGAACCCGAAACTTATCGAGGAGATTGCAACCGTTGCCCTGGAAGTTAACAGAAGTCTCTACCGTCTGTTCGTGCTCAAGCAGCAGGAACGAGACTCAAAAGACCCTGTTCTCCTGGAGAAGATGCGACTTGAGTCTGTTAAGCTCAATGCCTTCGTGGCGAGATGGAAACCTCGTCTGGCAGATATGAGGCGTAATGCCATCTACTATATCCGCGCATCCTCTTTCTGTAATAAGGATATCCTGGGACCGAAGTTCTTCAAAACTCAGTTGGACACTCTTGATACGGATGAGTTCCTCACGGCTATCTGCGCCATCCGCCACAAGGAGGTAACCAATAAGTTTTTTATCAACTACGACCACGTAAAGCATCAGTTCAAGGATAGCTATAAGTATGAATCCATTCTTCGCCTGAATCTGAAGGATAGGTTTATCCTTACGGCAGAGTATCTTCTACATTACGACCCCAATGAACCGCTCTACATGGGATATGACCCTGGCAACTTCCAGTCGCTCATCGTTGCTCAGAAGAAAGATTATGGTAGGCGTCTCGACATCATCAAGGAGTTCTTTGCCTTCCTGCCCAAGGATTACAACGACCTCGTGGCAGAGGTGCACCAGTTCTTCGGATCTGCGGCCGTAAATAAGACCATCTATCTCTATCCTGACCGCGCCGGCAACAAGCGCAGGGAGGAACGGGAACAGATAACTACCGACTCACTCAACCTGAAGGCTGCCCTGGAGTCGTATGGCTTCATGGTGATACTCTATAACGAAGATGCGCCAACGATATACCATTGGCAGCAGTTCAAGCTCTGTCAGATGCTCTTCGGTGAACGCAGTCCGCTCCTGCCTATCATCCGTATCGATGAAAATGAGTGCAAGAACCTCTGCTCTGCCATCATGATATCCCCTCTGAAGAAAACGGACGGGAAGATAGAACTTGATAAGAGTTCGGAGAAGAAACAGCAACTGAAGAATCAGGCAGGACTCACCACGCAGCTGCCTTCTGCGATGATTTACCTACTTTACGGCCTTTATTCTGATGCCGTGAAGGCGGAATTAAGTACATATCCTACCGATTTACCGGACAATTTTGAAATATAGACGAAGAATAATGCTGCAATTCTGCAGTAATAATTTTCACGGGCATATCAATAATTTACGGAAAATGAAAGGGTATAAATGCTAAAATGCTGATAATCAGCCCAAGCGGACCGGCTGGGAGAAAAACTCCCAAAAACACCTCACCCAAACGTGCACGCACCGCTGGGAAGGGAAAGAGAGGTGCAGGCCTTACGTTTCTCGGAAATATGACGGGGAACAGGTGCAGCCGGTCTTTTGCAGGGCAATAATTTTTCACTATCTTCGCATCATTATGAGCAAGACAAGTAAGAACATCATCATGGATGGCATCACGGCACTCCAGTGGGCCAGAGAGATCAGTAAGCTACCCGATGGGGAGTTCACCCTGGTTTTCTTTCCTTACTCAAGGTCGAGAGGCGAGGCGAGCGCAAAGCTTCAGGTACGCCGGCATTGTAAGTATCGAACCCAGTTGCCGAAAGAACGTTTCGCCATCGATGGAGAGAACTACCTTCTCTATACAGACGAAGATGAAGAGCCGAAGATGTGTTACCGGATTCTCATCAGGTACATGGGTTTCCCTCAAGACGGATTTAAACTTCACAAAATAAATTGGTTATGAAAGAATACGAAATAGACATGTATGGCAACGCCGGCATCTACCTTGCCGATGGCAATACCTTTACCTTCCAGCTAGGTGAAGGCGACTCCATCTTTGGTGCAGACCAGCTCTTCCAGTCGCCACTCCTGGAGTCTCCGTTCGGTGGCACACTCTGGATGCAGCAGCATCATTATCTGGGCATACAGGGATACCAGGTGTTGATGCGTGGTCACAACAACCAGCAATGCGACGAAGTGACCAAGGAGATTAAGGAGAACCGACTGCTCCCACGTCTCTACTCCAAGGAGATCAAGATGCTCTATGGCCATGGACTCGTAGTATACAAGCAGGCTATTGAGAACGGCAAGCTGGTACGCAAGTACGAGGAACAGCCTGAAGTAATGGAATGGCTCGACTCCTGGAGTTCCCGCGGCATCCCTTCAGTCGAGGAGTTCTGTAAGACCTGCATCAAGAACTTCTATTACTTTGGCGACTTCTTCGTGAAGTGGCGCTTCACCCGAGGCAAGATAATAGGTATGGGCAAGCCGGTGGCTGCGCTTGAGGCGATGGAGAACCGCTACTGCAGGCTGGCAACTACCCGCCAGGATGTTGCTTCAGAATTGATTTCGTACGGAGACTTTAAGCAGGTTGTAGTAGGGCGATTCGCCTATGGCTTATCGAGTTACTCGGTTTATCCGAAGTTCAGCTTTAACGAAGTTGACAACTACCGGTATGCTGCGATCTCTCATCACAGAGAGAAATCAGTAGACGAATTCTACGGCGCCAACGAGACGCATCAGGGAGCTCGCCCGTACATCCAAGGTAGTAACAAGACAGCCCGATACATTAATAGTTTTCTGAAAAACTCGCTGGCTGCGAAGGTGCACGTCATTATTCCTAATGCCTGGATCCAGAGCAAGCGTACCCAGATGACCAAGCTCTGCGAAGAGAATAAGCGGCGCAAGTCGAAGGGTATGGAACTGTTGAAGTATAACGGTATCGATATCGGTACAGAATTCAAGGAGTCGTGTATGGTCCGGTATGTCCGTGACGAGGTACGCAAGTTCAGTTCCTACCTGTCAGGTGCAGACAACCAGGGCAAGGGATTCTCTTCCATCTCCTTCATGGATGCCCAGGGTCACGAGCAGTCGTGGAAGGTGGAGACTATCGACCTCAAGTATAAGGAATATATCGAGGCGCTCATCTCTTACGACAAGCGTACCGAGCAAGCCCTTCTATCTTCGGTAGGTCTCGATGCAGCCATATCTGCAGTAGATAAGGATGGCGTCATCTCGAAGAGTGGAAGTGATACCTATTATAATTATCTCATCTACATCATGTCGCTCACCTCGGAGGATGAAGTCTGCGCAGAACCGCTCAACTGGGCGTTGCGCATGAACTTCCCGGAGCTCTACAAGCAGGGCTGCAGGCTAGGGTTCTACCGCGAGGTTCCGCAGAGACAGGAAGATATAACACCATCCCAACGACTTAACCAACAGCAGGCATGAACAAGAAATTTCAACTCAATCAACTCTTCGCCAGTTATGCGCAGTTCTGCAACTGCGCACCTGGTGCAGATACAAGCGCCGACTTCGACAGCCTTCAGGGCTCTGCCGTAGCCGCACGCAAGCGTATTGTTGCCATCATCGGCAACAATACGTTCTCCGATATTGTCGGTATCGAGGAAGAAGAGAGTGGCATTAAGGATTTTCTCCGTGCTGCCATGGCGAACCTTACGCTAGCTACTCAGATTATCTTCGATGCCGTGAACCGCAGGAAGAACGATATTAATCTCTACAAGTACGAGATGGAAGGCATGAAGCGCTCCTATATGGAGAACTACTTTAATGCGATGGATTCGTTGATTTCCGAACTTACTGAAGAGATAAGTGCCGATGATCCTGCCGATATCCGTCTTGCCATGGAAGACTGGCGCAAGACCAATTACTACAAGATGCTCGGCAAACTGAAGGTAGTTACTGCCGATGAATTCGATGAAATTTATCCTATCGACCTCTCGTATCTCTTCTTTTTCCGTTGTGTTCCTCTCCAGAAAGAGGTGCTCGATGAAAGCATAGGCGCCTACTTCGACCGGCTCGAACAGGGAGGAGAAGACCAGACGTTTGCTGAGTTTGCCCAGAAGGCGTTGCCTATGCTCAAGCGTGCCCTGGTGAAGAAGACCGTGGCGAAGGCTCTCAGGCGTTTCGATATCCTGGAGTTTCCTGCCACCATCCGTAACCTCTTCGACGACAATACCGCCACCCGCTCAGGCAGCGACGAGGCAAGCCGTGCGCTACAGCTCGCCACACAGCTAGACGGGGAGGTAGAAGATCTGCTGCATAATGTGGATATGCTCCTCGATGCTCAGGAAGGAAACGATTTTCTTTCCTTCTCTGCCGAGAACCGTCCGGACGACAATATGTATTTAATGCCATAAGCTTATGAAAAAGACGATAACCGTAAGAGCAAACGGAATAGAGCATGAAATTCCGAACTCGTGGGAACTACTCACTTCTGGCCAATATCTGAAGCTGGTGGAGCTGCTTTCTCTCATGGAGAGTGGGCAGTTTTCCCCAGGTGCTGTGAAATGTCTGTTTCTCTGCTACATGAAGGGATGGAACCTGAACAAGATTAAGCGCGATGAGCGAACCCTGGAGAACTTCATGTCTATAGCCAGTCAGCTCTCGTTCATCTTCCAGGAGAAAGATGATAAGTTCGTGCTCGATCTCTGTTTCTGCCGGCAGCAGTTGCCGATTATCTTTATTGACAAGAAAGCCTATTATGGTTACGAGGTCAATACAGATTTCAGTTCGCTCACCTGTTCACTCACGGCCCTTCAGTATATCGAAGCGCGCCAGCTGCTCGATATGGGCGAGGAAAGTCTTCCTCTGCTGGCTGCGATACTCTACTTCGACAAGAAAGTGTATTCCTCGGAAGAGGCGCAGAAACTCGCTCTGAAGTTCAAGAAACTGCCTGTCAATACTCTTCGGGCGATAGCTTTGAACTTTACTGCAGTAAATAATTTCCTCTTCTCGAAGACTGAATTCTCCCTGCTCACCAAGTTTATACCCAAGGAGGGCAGCAGTATTACTACCGATGCAACCGATGCGCTCTACGATCTCTCCAAGGATGGACTGGGTAATGCCCGTCAGGTAGAACAGCTGAACGTGCTTACCTATCTCCGCATCCTCAGAAAGAAGACCATCGAGGGAGTAAAGAGTCTGAAGGCTACCGGTATGGAGTTGGCCAAGATAGCAGACGAGGTAGGGTTACCTCTGGAGATAGTTAAAAAGATTATATAACTGAGGCAGGGAAACAACCTCTCTGCGACAAAATTATAAAAGCCTATGTTATTGGATTTATTCGAATATTTCGCCAAATTTCCTGCTACTGCAGGAGTTACGAAGGGTATTGCCAACAAGGGCGAGAGTAGTATGGAAGAATATGCTACCGTGCTCAAGGCAATCAAGGAGATGCCCGAGAAAGAACTGGTTCCGGAGATAGAAAACTACGTTTACGGCCAGTCGTTCGACGAACTGAAGCAACGCATCGATAAGCTTACCGGTTCCTTCCTGTTCGTAGATTACGGAGAAGTGGATATGCAGAGCGATGGGCGCCGGAGTTTCCAATGTACCCAGCGTATAGCCGTGACTGTAGCGATGAAGTTATCTGCCCATGCCGATATGCTCGAACGAGTCATAGCCAACGACCGCACCCTTCAGATGCTTTCGAAGGTTCATGCCCGTATCATGGCAGATGTGGAGACAGAAGGACTCTACTGGATGGACCGGGAGAGTATTACTACCTGCGAGATCATTCCGTTCGTATCTGCAGAACTCCAGAGCTACGGCTGGACCCTCATGCTATCTGCCACAGGTGCAGATATCCTGGATGTCCACCGGCTGTCGCGCCAGATGATGCGCTAGCGTCCTTTGCGGTTCCGGAATATTTGTATAATTTTGCAATGTCTAAAAAACATAAGGCCGAAATGTTATGAAACAATATAAACGAAATATACCGATGATAGCAATCACCTCGCTCCCTCTGACGGCTGTGTCGGAAGGGTTCCAGTATGTGTATCAGGACTGGGAGTTTGCCAAGTGGATAGCGATAGCCATCTCTATCGATACCTTCCTGGGTGTATGGAAACATCTTATTCACAAGGATGCGTCTAGCGAATCCTTCTTCTCCAGGTTCACGAAGAAGATTGTAATCTACGTCTTCCTGATGATCCTGAGTAATTTTGCAAGTCATGCCACCGTAGAAGGCTCTACCGTTGGCCCGATGCAATGGATAGGAACCTATATCTGCGTGTTCATGATGGTGCGCGAGATATTCTCCATTATCGAGAACATACAGGCTATATATCCGATATTACCGAAGAACTTCGTAAAGCGCATGAAGGATTTTAACGACAAGGGAGATTACATCGGCGGCGGACCTATCGGTTTTTCAGAAAAAGATGCGCCCGATGATGCATCATAGGTATACATTATTATAATATATATAAAGGTATGGCAAATAAAGCTCAATTAGCCTTCGCCCGTCAGGTGTATGCTGCGGCCGTGGAGGCAAAAACAGAAATAGATCCTGCCTTCGTTACTGCCCAGGCTATGCTTGAGACAGGATGGGGTTCAAGGGTTATCGGTAAGGCTAACCTCTTCGGTATTACCAAGGGCAGCCAATGGAACGGGGATATCGTCATGGTGAAGACTCACGAATATTTCAAGACTCCTAAACAGAAGTTCAAGGAGCCAGACTGCATCGTCTCCGTGTGCAAGGTTGCCGGCAAAAATCTCTGGTATTATACCGTGATGCGTGCCTTCAAGGATTTCGATTCTGTAGGCGACTGCCTGAAGGAACATGAACGTCTCTTCCAGAAGTCGGGCTATAAGGATGCCTGGCCATACCGCAAGGACCCGTTCAAGTTTGCCCAAAAGATATGCGACGGGGTAGGGTGCAAGTACGCTACAGATCCTACGTACCTCACCACCATTACCTCGATTATCAAGACGATCCAGCGAAAATGTACATAAAAACTTTAATGTTCTGTTGTTAATTATTGAATTGTGAATAGGTTTATAGGTTTTATTAAGGTTATTCTTCTAGTGCTGATTCCGCTCGCCCTGGTTATGGCATTCAAGGAGTGTCACGACCTCAGAGGCGAGTCGGAGCGCACGAAAGAGAATCAGGATATCCTCCTTCACAACGGCAGGGTAGAGATAGGACGGACGCAGTCAGGCAGGCCAAGAGCTTCCGTGCAGGCGATCACGTTGAATACGTCTGACCTAAAGCGTAACCCCGACTCTCTCCTTGCCGTTAACAGGAAGGAGCTCAAGATAAAGAAAAGCCGGATCATGGCGGCAGCTACAACCTCTACCACCACCAAGGTAGACGTGAAGGCAGCCATCCAGCCGGTTCCTCACGATACATGCAGTCGAAGTCTTTCCGGTTCCTACCGACCGCCCGACGTCTCGCAGACGGTATCCTGGAGTGATCCATGGATAACCCTGCGGGGCGAAATCGAGGGCGACAGCATGCGGGTACATATCGAGAGTCGCGATACCCTTCAGGTGATTGTTCACCGTGTGCCGAAGAAGTTCCTCTTCTTCCGCTATGGGACTAATGGCGTTCGAATGGAGGTGGTGGGCCAGAACCCGCACTCCCGGCTCTCTTATCCTAGGATTATCATGTTTAAGAAATAGTTTAAGTGTTTATCATTTTTATTTAGGCTGAATTTTATATTAGAAGTATCTTTTTTATACTCATGATTATTAGTTACAGTTATAATCTTCAAACATGGCACAAGTGTGTGTTCTAATTCTCATAAAGAAATCTATCGTTCTTGTTGTAGAGTACGGTGATTCAAGTTTATCAAAGTTATCAAAAAGCCCCGGTGCGAGATGCATCGGGGCTTTTTTCTTGCTGTTTTCTGAAAATAATCAGCAAAATGTTTGATGGTTTCAGAGAAAAGTGTTATCTTTGCAGGCGTAATGATGACATTGAACTAAGGTTGTGTGCAGATTGAGCAGAGTTTGTACATAACAAGTGAAAAGAAATACAGCTGTGTGGCTCGTGCTGAAGGACTGCTCTCCGGATGCACGGGCCCTTTTTTATGATTATGAAACCAAACTACAATGAGGATGGTTGGCCAGAGGATCCGAACAGTTATCCGGATACTTCAAGTCATGGGGAGAACCCCAAGAAAAGATAAGGCCAGCAGGATGACCGTAGTCGTTGCACTCACTATTACCGAGGCGATGATTGCGGTCATCGCTCGTTTTACGTGGCTGTTCCTTCTGTTAAGGCAGGCGCGGTTATACTCTGTGGCGTTATGAGCGCGTCTGATGGATGATATTACGAGATGATGCAGATATTCATCGTTTGCCTTATCATCATCCTGTAAGCCTTTGTTCATGGCCACGTCTACCAGGTCATCTCTCAGCATCGTGGCAGCATCATCTCCCAGCGCCATAAAGTCGTGTACCCACATCACCTTACAGAATAGGATGAGCAGCGCCGTTCCGGTTCCTACCCATAAAGGGAGAGTGACTGTTATCAGCACCATGGTCATCTTTTCCGTGGCAAGGAAAGCCGTGAGGGCCATGAATACCGTCATAACGAAGCCTGCCAGCGTATAGTTGCGGTCGGTTGACTTGCGATACTGCTCCAGTATGCTGCTGGCTCTCAGGTCTGCCCGTTCCAGCGCATATCTGGCAAGCTCCATGCTGGCAAAGGAGGCTGCTTTATTACTTATTATCTTTTCCATACCTTATATATATTAATAGGTGAAACATTTCTTTTCTGCAAAGATACACTTTTTCCCGCTCATTTTCTACCTTTTCACATACAGAAAGCTTAAACATAGTTAATACTACGATTTTTCGTACAAAACATTTGGCTACTACGAAAAATAGTAGTATCTTTGCAGAGTCTTAAAATAAAACGATATGAAGAAGATTTTAGTAACAGAAAAAGAGGAAGAACTGATAGAAGCTATCAGAAACTTCCGAAAGTCATACCCTAGAGGTAACCCACAGCTATTATGGTACGCTCAGCAGCTGTTTGATGAGATGATTGAGCCACCAGAGTATTACACCAAGTATTAACAACGCTCTCCCTTCGGGGAGGGCATTAAAAAGCATAAGATTATGGAAGTAACAATGAAGCAGGCTAAGGACAGCACAGTAAAGCAGCGCATACAGGATATCCAGATGACGGTATCATGGCGCGAGATAGCACATACCTATTTCGGGAAATCGGCATCATGGCTTTATCATAAGCTCGATGGTATTGACGGAAATGGTGGTGTAGGCGGTTTCACCGAAGAAGAGAAGGTTATGCTCCGTGGAGCACTTTGCGATGTTTCCAATCGCTTGCGTGCGGCTGCGGACAGGATATAATGAGGCTGGGGTCATCGTTCCCCATAAGACGGAAGTCGCCATAGCCTTGTGGCGCATCAGCCCCGGTGCAGCAACGCATCGGGGCTTTTCATTCCCATTTTTAAGTTTTTTGTGTTAAATACCCGCTTTCGTTTGTTCTGTTCAGAAAATAATAGTATATTTGCACCGTGAGAATTAGTAACAGAACGTGGACACTCAAAAATAAGAAAGATATGAGAATACTTAATAATTTACTGGAAGGGTTGATCAGCCTGGGAAGATTGGGCGGAGACAACAGCCTGTTCAACGATTATCTGAAGGGCGATAACGCTTCTGATTTAAGAAAGGACTGGGAGGCCATCGGTAATGATATGAGAAAGGTTATGAACTTATAGGCGTAACCACCGTTATCGATCTTGCTGTGGTATTCGTATTGAATAAGATTCCGCCAATTTATCAGAAAGGCGAACAATAACATATCAGCCCCGATGCAGCAGCGCATCGGGGCTTTTTCATACCCAAACGTTAAAAATGAGTTAAACATAAAAGAAAGTTTATGTTTTATTTGGTCATTAAAAGAATTTTATGTACCTTTGCATTGTGAATAGATAACTAGATGTTTAACAATTTAATTTTAAGCGTATGACACAAAAAGAGTTAGAGCAAGAAATTAAAAGAAAGGAAGACGAAATCAAGGCTCTTCTCGAACTGAAAGACTTGGTCTTCGATTACGAGAGACAGATTGATTTGAGACTCGCAGACCTTTCTAAGCTCTACAAGCAAAGAAAAAACTAAAAAGTCCTCCCCTAGAGGGGAGGTTCTTTAAACAATATAAATATAAGAATATGGAGCATATTAAAGAATTAATGGCAGAGTACATGGCATTGGCTAGCAAGCAGGATGTCAAGAGCAAAGAGCGCAGAGACGAGATTCATCGCTATCTCAGCGCAAATGCTACGGAGGAGGATAAGAAATATATTAGTGAGGTGGTTGTAGATAGAGTAGCAAACCTGAAGCTGGAGGTTGCCACTTTGCGTGAGCAGCTTGCAGAGACAGATTATAAATTGCTTCCACTAAGATACATCGCACAGAAATACTTCGGTAAAAGCGCTGCATGGCTCTCTCAGCGTCTCAATGGCTCAGAGGTTCGTGGTCATGTTTATACGCTCAATTCCGAGCAGAAAGATATTTTCAATCGTGCCGTCCAGGAGATTGGACAACGCATTAGCTCTTTGCAGTTAGCATAGGGTTATCTATTCACATATCAGCCCCGGTGCAGCAACGCATCGGGGCTTTTTCATTCCCCAAACCCCTCATTTTTATGCTCTACAGCATATTTAAGTGTTAATTATTCTCATCGTGATAAAATTTCCCGATTTTTATTTGGCGGTTCCGGATTTTCTTCTTACCTTTGCCAACGGTAATAAGAAGATTGTAAACAATCCGGCTGGGCGACCGTTTCGCCTATGGCTTCTGGCCGCAGGCTTTTTTTATGCCTAATCGGGAAAAATATTTTTCCTAACTGGGAAAATATATTTTCCTAACTGGAGAAATAATTCTCGCAATAAATGGCGGCTGCATGAACCGTAAGAATTGAAATGTCCATCCGGATAAGTCATCTTCTTATTACCAACGGGGAATGCAGCCGCCACCCTTTTGTCAATCGGCTGTTAATGGTAATAAGAAGATGCGATATGCAGAATTCTATTTTAATTAGTGATGCTCAGGTGCGCCCTGCAGGCATCAGCGTAGAGGAGGGCATGAAGGCCCTCAAGTGTGAAATCAGGAAGCTCGCCAAGACCAAGAGCGAGACCTTCTCCTACCTTTGCGGGGAGGCGGTTACGTATGGCGAAGTAGCTATGACCATGGCAGGTTTCTTCGCCTTCATGGCAGTAGCTGTATTAGGTGGCTTCATTATGGGAGGGGAGGTGATGTAGCTATGGCAAAGATTGATGTAATAGGAGATGTTATGGAGCGTCTTGCCGAATACAAGATGTTCTATCCCGACACTACGATTACCCGTGTAGGTTTCGCAGACTGCAATTCTATCTCTCACAAGGATGGTCTGGAGCTGAGCAAGCAGGTATGCCACATGACGCATAGCGGACTGCTTCAGTTCAAGATATTCAAGAACAGGATGTATGTCTTCAAGTCGAGAGCGTTCCTCAAGGTAGCAGACGGTTTCAAGAAGGGAGCCAGGGTAAGATTCCATGATCCGCGCACACCCGACGACCACCGTGAGAGCGTAATTCTCGCCGACGGACTGCGCTATGATGGCGGCATTCCTTTCATCTGGACAGAGGATAGCGATGCCGACTGTTTCATGGAGTGCAACACCTTCGCGGTATATTGGCGCCCGGTAGAAGACAAAAAATAACTGTCTTTTTCAGATTAGAGAAAAGTGAGTAATTTTGCAGTATAAATACTATAATTTATTGATTATGGATACAGACAGGCAAAATAACTACACAAGCTATCTAGGCTATTTGTCTTCGAGTGGGACCACCTATCGCAAGATAGGGCTTGCGGCAAAATACGTCCTCACCTTCCTTGAGGAAGCTGACGAGATCAGCCGCAGGGGTTACCAGAGATACAAGCGTGCTCACGCTTCAGAACTTTCCATCATGCCCGGTGCTACCGATGCCATCCTCGACTTTCTGTCGTTCATCGGCGTAGGCTACAGCCGGGCAAAGCGCAAGGTGAAATCGCTGGAGAAGAAAGAAGATATCTGTGCACGAAACGAGAAGAAGGTGAACGAGTTCATCGAATGGCTGGACACCGAGTCGGACGCCAGCGAACGCACCCGTGAAACCTACCGTTTTGCTATCAGGAGTTTCTTTTCTTATGCCGACGAGTTCAACCAGGAAAACGTGAAGCGGTTTCTGAAGACGCTGGAAGAGCAGAAGATGAAGCCCGCCACCATCAACAACCGCATGTGCGCCCTGGTGAAATACTCCAAGTTTGCGAAAAAGCCCATTTCCGTGAAAAGGGTGAAAACTCAGCGCAGGCTCTCTACAGACAATATACCTACGGAGAAGGAGTATCAGGCGCTGCTGGCTTATCTGAAGCAGAAACCCAACCGGGACCCTTACTACTGGCTGAGGATCCTTGCCACTACAGGCCTTCGCCTGCATGAGTTCATGAAGCTCTCGTGGGAGGATGTAGCCAATGGCGAGGTGGTTCTGAAGGGCAAGGGCAGCAAGTTTCGCCAGGTGTTTTTTCAGAAAAGCCTTCAGCAGGAGGTGAGGGAGTATATGAAGGAGACGGGCAGGACGGGACATCTCTGCATGGGCAAGTTTGGTCCCATGACCGACAAAGGTTTCTCTGAAAGACTGAAGAGTTGGGGTGACCATCTGGGCATAGCCCGGAGCAAGATGCACGCCCACGCCTTCCGCCACTTCTTTGCCAAGCAGTATCTCAAGAAGAACAAGGATGTGACGCAGCTTGCCGAACTCCTTGGCCATAGTAGCTTAGACACAACAATGATTTATCTACAGAAAAGTCATGACGAACAAAAAAGAGACTTTAATAGAAATGTTACGTGGTAGCATAGCGAACGTTCATGCAACTTGTGATTTATTCGAGGATGTGAGCATCTACGATGATACCGGACATGTAGATTTATCCTTCTTAGAGGTAATGCTGAAGTTACTCAATGAAGTGAAATCTGCAGAGCTGTGTCTCACCCGAAAGCTAGCCTATCTGCTTGCTCCTGACTTCGCAGACGAAACCGAGGGCAAGTCTTCCGGCAAGCAGGACGGGAAGAAGCTGTCAGCAGAGGAAGTCCTCAAGCAATGTACGTTCAAGGACAATATGCTCTATCTGCCCAATGTGCAGCTGAGCAAGAAGACCTATGCCGACGTGAAGCTCTGGATAGAGGAAGCCGGCGGCAAGTGGACGGGCGGCAAGGTGCAGGGCTTCAGCTTCGACTTCGATGCCACCCGAGTGGCAGGCATACTGATGGAGGGTAAGCGTTGCAACCTGGCAAAGGACTTCCAGTTCTTTGCCACGCCACCCGAGGTTGCCGACTGGCTGGTATCGCTGGCAGGCGATTTCAGTCCCGACTGCAAGGTTCTGGAGCCTAGTGCAGGAACCGGAGCCATCATCGATGCCATCCACAGGGTGCAGCCAGACGTGGTAGTAGATTGCTACGAGCTGATGCCGGAGAATAAGGAGAAACTTTCCAAGCTGGATCATATCCGCCTGCTAGGCGACGACTTCACCCAGGCAGAGCACCCTTCGGAGTACGACCTGATAGTGGCCAACCCTCCCTTCTCGAAGAACCAGGACATCAGGCACGTGATGCAGATGTACCATGATCTCAAGCCCGGTGGAACCGTGGCAGCCATTACTTCAAGGCATTGGCAGCAGGCTTCTGAAAAGGTATGCAAGGATTTCCGCGCATTCCTGGAAGAAGTTTCCGCCCAGGTTTACGAGATAGAGGAAGGCGCCTTCAAGAAGAGTGGTACGGGCGTGGGAACTATCGCTATCGTGATTAACAAGAAATGAGTGAAATGAGAACAATTAAGAACAAACATCGCAGGCGCACGCATCTGCTTGTTAATGTAGTATTGAGAACGTCCTGGTTTCAGTACACCGGCCGTCAGATGGGTCCGAACAAGACCGAGACAATGTGCTGGCTCGACAAAAACCGCAGAGGAAGAATCCGCTGCTACAACGACCGGAAAAATGACCGCGCCATCATCGTCTGGCTCGACGGCAGGTATTACTCAGCTCCTAATACGCGGGGCATATACCTGGAGAGAATCAGCATGAACATGGCAGAGTATAAACGATTAAATTCAAAATAAAATGAGTAACGAAAAAGATATCAAGACCGTATTAGACGGAGCAGTAGAAACTGCTAAAGAGATAATGACAACTGAGATATTCCATGCTCAGCTAGTAGAGAATACCTTTGAACTCTCGAAGGCGAGAACAGCCTACGCTACCGAGATTGCCGACCTTCAGCAGGAGTATGACGACACCATGGATGCCATACTGGAGAAGGAGCACCTGGCGAACCTTGAACTCCGCGGGGCCCGCGAAGAGCTCGAAATAGCCAAGGAGAATTACGAACTAACCCTCAGAAAGCTGAAGAAAGAGCGCAACGAGGCCGGGCGAATCCACAACGAAGGCAAGGCTGAAGCCAAGAACCGCTGGGCTGTCGCCAACGAGGAAATTCAGTCCAAGCGCCACAACATCTTCGAGCGCTATAGAAATTCTGGGGGGGTACTCTCGCAAGGTACCGAAGGTCTCCTGCACCCAGGCTGGACCAAAGACAAGAAAGGAGAAATGAGCGATGAAGAAAAGTAGAAACTGCAGAAGACGCACAGCTAAGCTGACTACCAAGGATATCTTCAAGCACCAGTACTTCATGGATATTGGCAAAAGTATGAACGCCCATAAGGTGGAACTCAAATTTCGGAGAGACAACAAAGTTGTCGCATCAGTTGATTTCATCGAGGATGCTCCACACAAACAGACTATTATCCGATGGTATGATCATCGCTACTATACTCTTCCATATGGAGCTAAGGAGGCTAAGCCACTCAATATGACTTTGGCCAAGTGGAAATCCATGAACAACGGATAAGGGGCTCCAGGAGATAATAATTAGTGCTTGCAAATCAAGGGAACAAGCCAATCAGTAACAATAATAATTAAACTAGCAGATTATGGAAAATCAGAATAAAGATGCTGCAGCTAATGTTGCAGCCAACGTGGAGGAAGAAAGAATGCACCCTATCTTTGAGGAGTGCGAAGTAATGAACGCCGGCAAGCCGGCACGCGAACACATGCTCAGCATGAACGGCATGTATATCTCGGGCATTACCGATGAACAGCTCAAGGAGATGCACGAGAAACTGGGCGAACTGCTGACAGGGGAGAAGCCTATGAAGTACTTCTATGCAGAAGTGATAATTCCTTCTAAGGATGGTCGCTACGATGTCCGGCACGACATGGTTGCCAGTTCGACTGTTGAAGGTACATTCCCGTTGACGAAAACAATTCAAGATACCAGAGATCAGCATCTTGAGGACGAGGCGCTCGATTTAAATCGCATTCATGTTTCGTCTGTCTTCGAGATAAACAAGGCAGACTACAATATGTTCATCGCAACCCGAGTGCTCGCTAACAAAACAGAATAGTAGTTTTCTGATCTATCATATATGTAAAATGACAAATATTTTTAAATTTAGTCAATTCTCTAGTTAAGGATGGCTGCCCGTGAGGGTGGCCATTTTTTCTGGAGCATAAATTTGGTTTTTCAGAAAAAGTGGTGTATCTTTGCACCCGAGAATTAGTAACACATTAAAATATACAGATTATGTTAGATACTTTCTTTGGCTTCGTGCAGTTCGTGTCGTTCGTGATTGCGCTTGTTCTTGGACCGTTTGTTGTCGGCTCGAGGATGTTTGCAAAATGGCTTGTTTATCTGACTTTATGTACCATATTTACTCCTTTGTTTGGAATACTTATATACGTAAAGTTCTTCAGGTACTAGTCCTTTGCCATATACTCGCCTGTTATTATATTTGCATTGCTAATTAGTAATGTATAAAGAATATGGTAACAGACAGTCTTGTTAAAAAGAAATTTGTTCACGAGACTCTTCAGGAAGGTATCCTGAAGATATACTCCACACAGGAGAACGTGGTGCGCAGCAACTTCCAGCGCCGTACCGGAAGACTTCTCACCACGCTTTCCGCACACTCGTTCGACAGCCAGATTTCGGGCGAGAACCGCACCATCTTCGTGCGAATCCTTCCTTATCTCCGTTTCCTCGATATGCAATACCGCCAGCGCAACGACCGCATCAGCAAGTTCAAGCGCAGGAACCTTGCACTCTACAACCGTGTGGTATGGGGCGTGCTCTATCACGAGACGTTCCCTAAGCTCCGTTATGGCTTCACGGATGAGATACGCCAAGGCATCCGTCAGGAACTGGAAAAGTCACTCAACCCTCAAAAATCATAAGTTATGGCAAGTAAACATTTAACGGAAGACGAAATTCGCTACACCGTCGATGTGAAGGCGGCAGCAGCCCAAAAGGAAATATACCGGCTGGAGCAGCAGAGCAAGAAGCTGCGCTCCGAGAACAAGGCACGACTCAGCCAGATGATTCAGCTGGAGGCAGCTGGCAAGAAAGAGACTGATACCTACAAGAACCTCAAGAAGCAATATACCGAGACTGGTAAGGAAATTCGCAACCTTACCTCTCAGATAGGCGAGCAGACCAGTAAACTCAATGTGCTTGATATGACTATGAGTCAATTGAAGAAGCAGCAGAAAAGTTTGCAGAAGGAATTTGAAAACACCTCAAAAACGCTCAACCCAGAACTTTATGATATATTGGAGCAAAAGTTGCAAGAGGTAAGCAGTAGAATGGCTGAATTGAAACAGAACGCTAAAAGTTTTGGTGAACTTGCGGCTAGCGACCAAGCTAACGGAATGCTATATGGTAACATGATGACCAAGGCAGCAGAACTCTTTGGTAGTTACGCACAAGGTTTCAAAGATTCCGTCAAAGAACTTATTGATGGTGGCTTGGAGATGGCAGAAACCGCCGATGGTGTGACCAAGGCTTTCAAGGATATGGATCAGCCTGACCTCTTGGAGAATCTTCGCAAGGCAACCAAGAACACAGTCAACGATGTGCAGTTGATGACCGCAGCCGTGCAAGCCAAAGACTTCCGCATACCACTCGAAGACCTCGGTAAGTACTTGCAGTTTGCCCAACTGAAGGCACAACAGACAGGCCAGTCGGTTGACTACATGACCAACAGCATCGTGACTGGTTTGGGTCGCAAGTCCCCGTTAATCCTCGATAACCTGGGTATCTCTGCAGCGGAAATCTCAGAGAAGACCAAGGAGACGGGCGACTTCATGAAGGCTGTGGCAGAGATTGTAGATACCCAACTTGCCGAGGCAGGAGAGACCTATATCAGCGCAGCCGACCGGGCAGCACAGAAGACGGTAGAACTGCAGAACGCCCAGAAGGCGCTGGGAGACGAAATCCTCCCGCTCAAGGAACAATGGGATGATGCCTATGCAGATATGCAGCTGAACACCATCAGTCTCATATCTTGGTGCGTAAAGCATCAGGGCGTGGTGAAGACGCTCGGCATTCTGCTCACAGCCTTCACGGTTGTAGCGATTGCCACCAGCAACGCTATCAAGACGAATATCGTTGTAACCAAGGGTGCTGCCGCAGCCCAGCAGGCATGGAACGTAATCTGTGCTACCGGAACCGGACTCATGAAGCTGCTGCAGGCGGGTTTCTACCTGCTCACGGGCAGGGTGACGCTTGCCAAGAATGCCTGGACCGCCATGAATGCAACGATGAAGGCAAGCGTCTTCGGTCTGATTGCTGCAGGAGTTACGGTTCTCTCCCTGAAGTTATGGGATATGCACAAAAAGCAGAAAGAGGCAGCAGCTTCGGCCAAGGAACTGGAAACCATGGAGCGAGACCTGAATGCCCAGGTGAACGAGCAGACCGCCAAGGTGAAGCAGCTCAATGAAACCATGCGCAACGAGAAGATCTCCATGGACCGCCGTAAGGAGGCTCTCAATGAACTCAAGAAGATTATTCCTGGTTATAATGGCCTGCTCTCTGAAGAGGGCAGACTGACAAGGGACAACAAGAGTACCATTGATGACTATCTCGTTTCTCTGGAGAAGGAAATCAAACTGAAGGCATACAAGGATAAGCTTGTGGACCTGTATAAGCAGAAAAGCGACCTTGAGGATAAGAGAGACGAGCAGGATAAGACTTATCATGATGCAAAAACAGACAACATCCTTCATCCACAGAATAGTTTTATCAGAGGTGTCTCCAAGTTCTTCGGCACAGATACGGAAACGAATGCCAAGAAGGCGCTCAACAATACCGAGCAGCAGATAGACCGCGTAAACGGAAAGATAGACGAGCTGAACTCCAAGATTGCGAATATCGGTATTGTGACTCCTAAAAAAGGCACAGGAAACGGCGGTGGCGGCGGTGGCAGAACGGGCAATCATACCGGAACTAGTGGCCATACCGGAACCACAAACACCACCTCCAAGCCTAATCCTGATGATATCGCATCGAATAGATTTTCTGAAAACCGACAGGCTGATATCGATGCAGCCAACCAGGACTATCAGCAGGATGTGAACAACTGGGAAATGGCTCTCGCTCAGAAGAAGGTGTCTCAAGAGAAGTATGATCTCGCCATGCAGGCTCTGAAGACCCAGCATACCGCCAACATCCTCGCCATCGAAACCTCGTATAGCGAGCAGTCGCAGAATATCGGAATTGCGGATGGCGCAAAGAAGAAATCACTCCAGGATAAACAGCAGGCGAACCTCCGGGCTGCAGAACAGGCTCATTTCGACCAGCAGGTGGCAGTAGAACAGGCTTACCAGGATGCCCTGGCAAAGGTGATGGAGCAAGGCGAGACGCAGCAGGAACTGACCCTGGAACAGCAACGCGACCAGAAACTGGAAGTACTGAAGGGATATTATCAGGCTGCGCTCAATATGGCCAAGCAGAACGGGGAAGATACTGCACAGCTGGAGAAGGCATATAAGGATATACAGACTCAGATAGAGAAGGAGTATATCACGAAACAAAAAGAGCTGCTTGACGAACAGGATGAAAAGAAGAAACAGGCAAGGCAGGCTCTCGGTTTCGACCAGCAGAGCGAATACGACCGGCAACTGCAGCAACTGAAGCAGGCACTCGACAACCAGTATATTACTCAGCAGGAATATGAGGAGAAAGTGCAGCAGCTGAAGAGAGATTCCTTCATGAAGCAGGCTCAGTACTATACAAACCTCTTCAGTAATGCCGTGACTTCGCTGCAGAATGCCGAGATGGCGAATGTAGACGCCAAGTATGATGCAGAGATTAAGGCTGCCGAGGGCAATACGGCACTCCAGGAGAAACTGGAGAAGAAAAAAGCCAACGAGAAACTGAAGATACAGAAAAAGTATGCTGATGTAAACTTCGCCATGCAGGTAGCTCAGATTATTTCTAATACTGCAGTATCTATTATGAAGGCATACAGCGAGATGGGTCCGATTGCCGGAAGTATTGCTGCAGCCCTGATGGGTGTGACCGGTGCAGCCCAGCTGGCTGTGGCAAATGCTGAGCGACAGAAGGTGAAGCGTATGACCCTCAACGGATCAGCTAGTGGATCCTCTTCTGTAGGTTCCCGTGTGGCAAGCGGACGAGAGAGTGGTGGACGTATCGATGTAGAGCGCGAACAGGACGGAAAACACTTCAACGCCGAATATGCACCAGGTAAGCGCGGGTACGTAGACCATCCTACCGTCATCGTAGGCGAGGGACCTAGAGGCAGGAGTAAGGAGTGGGTGGCATCGAATGCAGCCTTGGAGAACCCTACCATCGCTCCGCTCATCAACCTGATGGATGCAGCTCAGCGTGCCGGGCAGATAAGAACCTTCGATATGAGCAAGTATCTGATGGCCATGCAGGGCAGGGCGCTGGGTGGAAGCATCGCCCGCCAGTCTGCCCGGATCAGCCATGAAATTGCTCCTGGAGGGGCAGATTTTTACGTCGGGACGCAGGAATCTGCGCATCGCGATGCAGGAAACGCTACGTCTGGACGCAACAATGACGAGCTCCTGGAACTGCTCAGAGAGCTCAAGAGAGACGGAATTCGCTCGTTTGTGTCACTCTCGGATCTGGACGCCAAGCAGGAACTGAGAAACCAGGCGAGAAAGTTTGCTAAAAAATAAAATCTTCTGAACATGAAAATAACAAATCTGGATAAAGGAAAGGCCTACCAGCTTGGCGAAGACGCCAAGCTGGAGGTAGAACGTACCAACCCGTTCTTCAACGATTACGGGGAAACGACCTCCCCGCTGGATATTCCGGCAAGCGACTACAACCGCATGATACTGAACTATCCCGATACCTTCGGAATGAGAGACAAGATGGTGGCTACGAACGTAAGCATCGAAGACGGCGAGTATTTCGCACAATGCCGGCAGATAGTTCTCTCGGCACAGCACAAGGGAAATATCTCCTCTTCCTTCTATATCAACGACGGGTCCTTCTACTCGAAGATACAGAACGTTAAGCTTAAGAGTATCTTCAAGGACGAGATGATACCCGGGTGCACAACTGTAGACGAGTGTATCGAGTTCTGCAGATCTCTCGTAGGTGGCGAGAACGAGAACTATGATATCTTCCCGGTTCTGCTTACCGACGACTCGGGTAGAGATACCGAGTACAACTATAAAATACTGAACTGGGGATGGAATGCAGGTACTATGCGTACAGCCAGCTACTGGAGATATAAGGAAGGAGGCGGTTACGAATACGTAACAGCTCACGAGATGCGTACCTGGTCTCTGGGCGTTGACTCGCCGTATTTTGCGGGTGAATGGCTGCTTACTGATCATGTAAACGAAATACCGATATCTCTGACGAAGGGATATTATATATCTCCTTTTATCCGTGCCAATTATTTGCTGAAGCGGATTTTCAAGCATTTCGGGTATGACCTCAAGGAGAATTTCTTCACCAAGACGGCTCCATTTAATAAGATGGTTGTCTTGAACAACGTGATAGACGTGCTAGTGAATGGACATATCCGTGTCGAAGATCTTCTGCCAGACGTGTCAGTATCTGATTTTCTCTCAGTTTTTCGGAAAAAGTTTCTGTGCGAGTTCGTTTCTGATGAAGGAACTCATACTGCAGATATCATCTTCCTGAAAGATGCGATAGACAGTAAGCCGGTTGCGGATCTTACCCGCCAGATGACTGAAGAACCTACCTTATCTTATAAGGCTGCATCCGATTATAAACGTGTGGTACTGCGCCCGAAGTATCAGGCGGATAGCGATACAGAGGATAGTTACGATGATATTAAGGATATGGTATCGAAAAATTCTGGAGCCTACTTTGATAGCGCAGACGGTTGCTTTTATAAGAAAGGTTATTCCGGAAACTACAGCGTGAAAGTAAAAATAGGTGGCTGTTCTCAGAGCTACGATTCTGGAGATGATGATATTGATACTCAAGATGTAGAAATACCAGAGATGATACCGGAGGTTCGTACGCTCAAGTATAGGGAAATCTTAGACGGGGAGACCGTGGAAAGAGACATGGACAGGCAACTGTATATCGGCGATTACGCTACGCTGAATTCATCGATGAAAGTTGCAACGGAAGACGGAGAAGAGGCAAGTGAATCGACTCCTATGTTGCCCGTCATGCTCGCCTTCCCATATGTATCTTCAGATGGTATAGCTTGCGGAACCGTGACTGCATATGATACGCATCTGTATTCAAATGTCGGGTTCGGCTCGCATCATCAGGGAGAACAGACTCCTCGGAAGATATTCGATTATTCCCTTGTGTATAATGGTGAGGATGGTATCTATGAGAAGTTCTATCGGCAGTATGATCTCCTGCTCAGGAATTCACTCCAGGAACTCAAGGTAAAACTGCTCCTCTCCCAGTCGCAGAAGCAAAATCTTCCTTCTTACGCAAAGGTTGTGATCAGAGGTGTGAGTTTCTTTTTCAACAAACTGAAGTTTACCCTCGGAGGAAAGAGCGAACCAACGGAAAGCGAACTCAGAACCATCGCGCTCACTACACCTGTTAACGAGGCAGAGAGCCTTGAAGATTTAATGCCGGCAATGACCTGCAAGTACCAGTGGCTTGGATTCGAAGAGACGGTAGAGGTTTCGGAGAATGACTATAAGAAATCAGGTAACGACCAGGACCGCACCTTCAAGGTCATTTACCCTCCTCTCCCTTCAGCCGAGTATGTTGGCCAGAAGTATGGACTGCAGAAATCATACGTAAGTCAGAAGACCCGACACGCAACGATGTTCCGTCACAGCAAATGGGTATATCATTGTACGACCGTCTGGCTGGAATGCATACCGATTTCGTAGGATATTGTCCTTTGTTATCTCCCTGTATTATCTTAACTTTGCAATATAATCAAAGCAATTTTAAGATGATACAGGTTTTATTATATCCAGATGCTCTGAGCATGGTAGGCTCCATGAATGCCTTTGAGATATTCAGTACCTCGAAGGCTGATGTGGTTTTCGCTCTACGCTATAAAGGCTCAAGCGCAAACATCGTTCAGCACACTTATACGCCGAACGATAAGAACCGGATTACGTTATCCGTCAAGGATATCATCCTTCCTCTTCTCAGCTTTGAGGTAAAGGACAGTAGTGAACCTTATGCTCAGCCGAACATCATGAAATCCTTTGTGGCGACACTTTACGAGGTTGGCAGCGAAGGCAGCAAGAAGGAATTCACCTTCTCCGTGATACGTGCCGGTGTGGACAGACTCTCTGATTCGGCTACCAATTTTCTGAAAAACAATTTCCTCACCTGGCAGCCGCAGGTGAAGGCCGTAACCTATTATTCTCCGGAATTCCTTACCTATTACGCAACAGCCACCAGCGTGATGAAGTGCAAGGCATACATGTGGAATGGGACCGCCTACGAAGAGAAGGAAGTGGTACTGATGAACCATATGAATGCCGGAACCGTATATACCGTACCGGTGCAATACGCCATTATCGCCAAGAAGATAGGCGGTTCTATCCAGCCATCTTATTACGATATCTGGGTAGAACAGGACGGGAAGCGGGTTACCTACGTACAACGCTACTATGCTAGCGACATGAAGAGCGAAGAAGAAGAGTGGTTCCTCTTCGAGAATTCGCTAGGAGGTGTAGACTGTTTCCGCGCCTACGGCAACAGCGAAAATACTGCAGAACATACCCACAATGTTGCGGAAATAGAGGAAGACTCTGAGGAATATCGCGTAGATACCACCCGCAAGTTTAAGAAGAACACCGGGTTCCTGGATAAGAAGGAGCGCCTGTGGATGCTCGATTTCTTCCCGTCTCTGGGTAAGTATGTTTACCATGGCAATTCTCTTCGTAAGATAACCGTTACCGAGAGTGACGTGAACTACGAGGCGAAGGAACTGCCTTCGAACTATACCTTCACATACAAATATTCAGATGCCCGTCCGTACCTGAACCTTACGAGGTCGGATGCCAGCGATTTCAAAGAGATGGATATCCATCTACCCGAAATCGGAAATTTTACTATCGCCCCTCGCTTAGTTGAGTTCCCACGTCAGCTGCTGAGTGGAGGGGTGCTCTTCCCTGTTCAGGAGCCCTATTCAGAAACATGGGGTGTTACTACTGCAGACGCTCTCTTTAACTACTTTGCAAGTACTCTGACCGACCGATATAGTGGTGGAGGAGGTATTGGCCATCAACACTTCAATATCGAAGTGTTGAACGGACTTTCTTATGATTACGGTTATATCCTATACCAGGGCGACAGAATAAAGGCAGGTATGGCAGACGACTGCACTCCTGGAGGCGCGCTCGAGAAGAAGATGCTGCGCAAGGATATAGACGATACGGCTAAAGGTAAGATTACCTTCGAGGATGTGATATCTCTGCTGAAAGGGTTGAAGCTTGGAGATGGAAAGAGCCAGATAACTGACGAGGGATTAGCGAAACTCTATGCCTTCATGACATACAATTTCGTTTCCGGGGCTTATGGTTCTGGCGCAAGTATCGATAATAATGGTAATGCAGAAATGAACAGCCTGTTCGTCCGTCAGTTCATCTCTGCTCCTAAGTTCGTCTTCAACGAAATCTCTGTAACCAAAGCTGAGCAATGGAATACCAATGGCTATGGAACCATCGAGAGTGTAGATACCAAGAAGCACATCATCTCTCTTCATCTGGAGGGAAATGATTACGGATCTCTGCAGGTGGGAGATATCTGCCGCGGTATCTATGCCGATATAGATAACGCCCATGGTTCAGATAAAAATACCGAAGGCGCGTTGGATGATTGCAACTTCGTTCTGCATAAAGGTTTCTTCACTACTTACTTTTATGTAAAGAAAATCCTCACTAGCGAGAAGGGTAAGTTCGTATTCGAATATGGTAAACGTTCGGAGGCAACTCCGGATCCTTGCGCCTATATGGATTTTGCCCAGTATGGTAGCTTTACCGATGATAAGCGCCAGAGTAGCATGTATTTCTCTTCGAGGGGAAACAGCTATATCGAGGTGCTTGATGGTGTATGCAACTGGGAAGTGCTGCCGCAGAATCGTGTGGCGAGATACGGATGGCTTAGTGGCCTGGCTTTGACTAAAAGGGATGGCAGTATCGTGCGTCCGGAGGGTAATGGTATCTACGTACAGGATAATATCTACTTCGGTGGCAACATCAACTACCTACAAGGTCTTTCCGGGCTCGATGACCTGAAGAACGAGGCGAAGGCTTATGATGTGAGTCTCTCGCAGTATCAGAGTGTCGTCACGGTAGATGATATGGGTAATGTCATTAATGGTCTCTATACTCAGGACGAGGGCAAGGCTACCAAGCAGTACCGTATCTCTACGGCTGTCTTCGTGCGTAAGGGCATGGATATTCTGCTCGAAGAAGATGCGAATAGCGAGGACGTGACAGAAGGACATTATCGCTTGTATGTAGTAAGCGAGGACTGCGACGTAGAGGTGAAGAACTCTACCGTTTTCATCAAGGGTATCATGAATATCAAGGATGGTGTTGCCGGAACAGCAGATGATACAAATTTCGATTACGCAGCTATGCGCAAAATGTCGGATGCGATGGTGACCATCGTCGTAGAACTGGAGGGAAAAACCTCGAAGACGGTGCAGATGCCTATCCGCATTCAGCACGACAGCCTTCCTTTCATGGTGTGCGATCTGAGCAATGAGAGTGCATCGGTAGCCTGGAATACCAGAGCTGGCAAGTATATCGGCTTGCCTATCAAGACCAAGGTATCACTTATGTATCATAACGATCCATGGGCGATTTCGTCACTCAACATCTCTAGCGTAGCAGGTTTAAAGACTTCGATGAGTATTGACGGTAAGGCGAAAGTAATCACTATTGATGCAGATAATCTTACTGCTGATACGCTCGACCAGATTACGAAACTGGACATCACGGTTGTGGGCAAATATGCCGGAGCCAGCTACGAGTATACCCGAGAGCTTACCATTTTGAAATCGTCTGATACCGTAGTCTACGAGCTGATACCTTCTGCCGATAGCGTGATTATAGACAATCAGGGCAATATGAGTGCAAAAAGTATCTCATGCGATATATGGGCAACATCATCCGACGATAAGAGATATAAGCTGACAGAATTACCGGCAGGGTATCATCTGAAGTATGGAACTGCAGATACTCCTGATACCGACATGGAAATAGGCGCAGAGGTATCTGTGCAGAGTAATGCCCGCCAGGTAGTATTCGCTTTATACGATGCTTCCGGAAATGTACTGGATAAGGAAAGCGTTCCGATACTCACCTGTGGAGCGGATGGCGATGGATATGAGTATATCTATTATCTCTCTGACCAGTCTGATTCGAGTTTCATTGCACAACCTTACCGTCAGCAGGGCGTCTTGCAGCCTGAGGGGTGGCAGGATGATCCGATGGAGCCGACTCAGGAAAAGCAGTATGTATATGTAGCATACAAGACGGGAGAGGTAGGAGCGGATGGCAGTTTCTCTGAACCTAAGCTCTTTAATCGTTACCCGAAGAGCATTTTGCGTATCGAAACCTGGTATTGTGCTGGAGATAGTTCTGAAGTAAACCAGGATCCGACAGTATTCAGAGAACATGGCAGCAAAGACTTCAGAAAAATTACCTTAAACGATGAAACTCCGTGGCTGTGGATAATGAAAATTACGTGGTTTACGGATGGGGACGAAGTTATAAACTTTTCGTGTGGAGGCTATAAAGCTAAGGATGGTAAGGATGGCGATGGTCTCATCGTAGGCTATCAGTCTTCAGCTTCAGAACCATCAGTTCTTCCTGTCTTAAAAACGCTTGCCGACTATAATAAAGCGCAGGATAATATTGGCAGCGGCTGGACCAAGACGGCTCCTACTACGGGCGGTAAGAGTATCGTGCTGGGTGGCAAGATTACAACAGATGAAATTATCGACCGGTACAACAGCAGCACGAGCTCATGGGGAACAGAAGAAAGTGAAATTCTGTTAGATGGTATCAAGCAGAAGAAAACTTTCTATAAGACTCCTTCCGCTCTTGGTGGCAACGGCAAGTGCATACGTCGTATTAAGGTTGTTAACCATTTCCGGGATAGCTATCTCAGAGTGATGCTGAAGTCTTACTCTGAAGCCAACTTGGACCTGGTATGTATCTCTCGTCTCTATCTGCCGTCTGAGGTTATCAATAGCGAGGGCAAGCAGATAAAGGAAGATAGCGAATATCTCAACAGATCGGAGCATGCCTATGTAGTAAGCGGCGACGGTCAGAGTCTTGTTGCCAAATTATCCATGCCTGATGCAGGAGAATATTATTTCTTCATCGGATATTTCAAAGATGGCGGCACAGACAGCTACGGTGACTATGGTCTCTTTGCCTGGCAATCGATGATAGCTCTTACTGAGAGTTTGTGGCGGAGCGATGGAACCGTAGATGCTGTAGGCAACATAACCTGGAGCAAGGCGATGCCGATGCAGGCTGAAGCCATCGTTATGGAGCGCGCCTATATCGCTACCAATAACGATACGGAGGCGCCAGCTAAGCCTTACCGTACAAATGGTATCCTTCAGGGAGGATGGACGGCAAAACGACTGGCTGTATCGTCCACAAACCGGTTCATCTGGGAGTCTGTTCGTACAGGAAAACATGGTACTGACTCTGTTCAGGACGATTGGAGTCAGCCTGTTGTGGTAGCCAACTTTGCCGAAGCCGGAAAGATGGGTAAGAACGGCTGCATCGTCCGGAATTCCGAAGGATGGAAGAGCGGGGCAACCTACCATAATGATTCTGCCCTGACCCTGGAACAGAAGTATATCGACCTGATTTACATCGAGGATAATAATGCTAACGATGGCTGGTCTGTCTATCAATGCAACGTTACGCATACGGCTACGGGCAGTTCCTTCGACCCTTCGGCAGTTGACTCTAACAACAATAAGCTATGGGTGAAACTGAGTGATGCCGGTCCGATGTATTGTCCTCTTATCGTGGGAAAGAATGCGGTTCTGAAGTTCGCCCAGGGCCAACAGTTCAACCTGATGGAGGGTAACAATATCTTCGGCTCGTTCCGATGGGTGAAGAATGATGCGGATTATGCGTTCTGGATAGGCGGTACTGAAGGCAGCAAGGCTACTACTTCTATAACTAGAGGTGGTAAGCTGACAGCAAAGGATGCCGTGATTACAGGAACGATTTATGCAACTTCAGGAACTATTGGAGGTCTGAATATTACAGAATCTGGGCTTAGTATTGGTACTTATTATCAGAATGTTCTATATATGGGTACGGTACTGGAACAATCATCGTTCTGGAATGGATACTATAATAATGGGTATGGAGAGGTATGCGTCGGTAAGGCTGCGTTACTAAATCCTCTTACCAATTATTGGCAAACGACATGTGATATGTATGGAGATCGTGCATCTGGCCAGACAGGATCTTCTAATGTCGCTAATGCAACGATGATAGTTCGCAAACTTAGTAACGGATTGAACCTGAACAGCTCTGTTAGCGCAAGAAATCCAGTGAATAATCCTGCTTACGCAGCTTTACATGTTGATACAGACGAAGGCATCGGCATACGTAGCATTGGCGGTAATCTTCTGGGATGTATCGCGCAGAATGTGATTCGAACTGGTTCTGTGACGCAGAAAGAACAGACTGCTATTGATAACAATAGAGTAGGTATCCTGGTTATGGTTAACAGCAGCGAGGTGGACGTAAAACTTCCGAAGACTCCTATGGTGGGTCAGATGCTGATAGTCGTACAGGGTAATAGCAGGATATATTTCGACCCTGTTGTTTCAGGCAGAAGACTGTATTGCTGCGGCAAGATACATACAACATCAGATAAGTTTTATTCTGATGATGTCGGGCAGTTTAATATTCTGGTCTGGGATGGATATAATTGGCAGTTGCAGTATATATATCATTAACAAAACATAAAAATATGAAGATAAATCTAGAAAGAGTAGAGGTCTTTACTGACCTCAGTAAGACACAATGCGCAGTAATGGATATGCGCAAGGAGATAGCTAACGTCATCTATGAGCGCGGGCAGGGATTAGCCTGCTCCGTGCTCGCCCATAAACTCTACGAAACGCAGGGCGAGGTGGAGATTGACGATAGCGAGAAGGAAATCATAAGTCGTGTAGCCGAGCAACTGCTTACCCCGGCTGCAGGCGAAGGAGTTATGAAGCAGATAAAACCAGAATAGTATTATGGCAGCAGTAAATATCAACGACGTAGCTAGCCAGCTGAATACGGCATCTCGCCTAGTGGTGAGTACTGACTTCTTCTGGATCTACATGGCTAACGGCTCGCAGGTTAAGATACCTGCCGGGTTCGCAAGGGCTTACCTGATCGCAGGTATTAAGCCAGTAATCAATAAAAACGGCCATTGGGAGATAGGCGGCGAAGATCTCGGTGTAGTAGCCGAGGGAAAGACCCCTCAGTTTCGTGGCGGCACGATGGGTATCGAGGTGAGCTATGATAATGGCAAAACGTGGTCTCAGGTAGTAGCCTATACCGATATAGACCCAGACCTGGAAGCTCTTGCCGCGGCTTATACCAAGGTAACGCAGGGCGAAGCTGACCGAGTGAAGGCTGAAAGTACTCGTAATAGCAACGAAGCCGCACGTCAGAACGCCGAAACTACTCGCAATAATAACGAGACGGCACGCAAGACGGCAGAAACCAAGCGACAGCAGGATACCTCCGCCGCCATTACCAACTCAAAGACGCAGACCGACCTCGCTAAGGAAATGAACGATCATCCACCCAAAATGGGAAGCAACGGAAACTGGTGGAAATGGGACCTCTCCAAGCATGAATATGTCGATACGGGTGTCATTGCTCGAGGCGGCGCTATGTATCCGTCATTCCGCCAGCATCGTAACAAGTTACTTATGATTGATTACGGAAGCCATGTCGCAGAACATGTTGTCAAGCGTAGAAACAAGTTAGTCATCAAAGTTTAATAAATATATGGCAGATAATACAAATATCATTGTTGTTGGTAATGTCGCCTTCACCGATCAAGGTACCTGGAAGTCGGACTACTCATATGAAGAGGATGGACAGACTGTTAGGGGCTACGATGAAGGGGATATAGTTCATACATCTACAGGAGTCTATGC